TATATAAAATTTAGACATTTGATGGAAGCACTATTACCATCTTACAAACAATACATAAGATTAGGTCAAGCAGCTTTAGAAAGACCAAACAAGTCTGGAAAAATTTTAGAACTAGGAGATCAAGTTGCAGGGTTTACAGGTTTCAGACCAATTGAAGTAGATCCACTAAGTGCTATGGGATTTAAAATTGCAGAATATCAAAGAGGTATAAGAAATGCACGAAGAGAATTTACTGGTGGTTTCTTTGGTTTATTAAGAGGTGGACCAATTAATCCAGATGATATTATTACAAGATACTACGAATCAAACAAAGCTAGATTTAATGTTATGAAAGAAATGTTTAAGAACATTGATGCGGCACAAATATTAGGAACAAACGCTTCTTCTTTAAGAAAAGAATTTGCAGATAGACAGTTATCTACAGAAACATTTAACGATTTAAGAAGAGGTAAATATGAACCGTATTTCCCATCAAAAGAAATACAAGATAGATTTAGAGAAATAGCAAGAAACTTAGGAACAGCTAATGCCTTTAATGCAGTAAGACCAACATTGAGAGCAATGAGATCACAAATGAGATTTTTAACTTTAGATGATATATTTGATATTGACTTAAATGATTTTTCATTAGGAAGTGTGCAAACACCACCATTACCAAATACACCACAACCTGTAGTAAATACACAAGCAAATGTACAAAATGTTAATCCAACTACTAACTTGACACCAACTGAACAAGCGGTACTATCACCTGAAGAACAAATAATTAGACAAAGGTTGAGAAAAACATAATGAAAAAATCAGCATTACAAAAAATAGAATCTCATGAAAAGCTTTGCAGGATAATGCAAAAGCAAACCTTTGAACAAATTAAAGAAATGAAAGATAGAATAAAAAGACTGGAGTATTGGATAGTTGGAGGCATGGGAGCTGTTCTTATAACCTTACTTACAGACATTGCAAAATAATGAATCTTACACGTAACTTTAGCCTCTCAGAGCTAACTAAATCAGACACTGCAATCAGGATGGATATTAATAACAATCCTAGTGCAGAACAAATAGAAAAATTAAAAGCATTGTGTGAAAATATTTTACAGCCAGTGCGTGACCACTTCGGCAGAGTAAAAATAACCAGCGGATTCCGTAGCGTAGATCTGTGCCTAGCCATAAAAAGTTCAGCAAATTCACAGCATGCCCGTGCAGAAGCGGCGGACTTCGAATGTCCGGGTGTAGACAATGCAGATCTTGCTGATTGGATATATAAAAATTTAGAACCAGATCAATTGATTCTTGAGTTCTATACTCCAGGTGAACCTAATAGCGGATGGATACATTGCTCTTGGATACCTGAAGGTAGAAGACATCAATTTTTACACGCTTTTAAACAAGGTGGTAAAACAAAATACAAACCAGTAATAGGTCCAGCAAAAGATTTAGGTTAAATCCAATCTTTTAATTCTTCACCAAGAACTTCGGATGCAATATTTATTTTATCTCTTAGAGCCATCACAATCTTTTCGTCAACGGTGTCCTCACAAATCAGATCGACATAAGTCACTGTTTTCTTTTGTCCTATTCTGTGTGCTCTGTCTTCTGACTGCAATCTCTTTTCTAGGTCGTAACCATTAGAATAATAAATAACTGTATTGGCTTTGGTAAGTGTGATTCCATAACCACCTGTCTGTGGTGTGCCAACTAAAAATCTACACTCACTACCGTTTTGAAATTTACGTATATTATCCTGTCTTTCATCTTGAGGTGTTAATCCATAATAGTCAACCACGGACCTTGGACCATATTCTTTAATAATATTTTTTATAATTTCGTTAACATCTTTTTGATAGTTGGCCCATATAATAGCTTTACCATTCATTTCACCAAGAATGTTCATCAATTCAGTTATTCTATTATTTTTAATTAATTGAGTAGAACCATCATCTGCTGTAAAATGACCACAAGTTATTTGATGCAATCTCATAAGTTGAGTTAACACAGTCATTGTAGATGTAACTTTACCATTTAAAGTTGCAATAGCTTGTTTTTTCATTTGATCATAAACTTTTCTTTGATCTGATGTAAGAACAATATGTCTTTTAGTCCAATTTTTAGGTGGTAAATCTAAACAATCTTCTTTTAAAACACGATAAGAAAAAGCGCTTAATGATTCTGATAACTCAGATAAATTTTTAAACTCATCAACAACTTGTATTGATCTACCTCTAAGATGCATAGTTTTCATTTCTGCATATCTATTACGAAAAGCATAGTATGATGTAAAATCTAAAAGGTATGGATCTAAAAATTCACATTGTGTATAAAGATCTAAAGGATTTTTTGTAACAGGAGAGCCTGTCATTATACGTCTATATTTTCCTATCTTACCGAGACCAATAATATTTTTAGTTCTTTTAGCTGTGGGTGTTTTAATTGTAGTAGACTCATCAATAGCCATTAAAGTCCTATGTGAGTTTAAAAATTTAGATGCAAACTTAACACCTTTCTCTGTACTAAAAGCTTCTACGTTCATGATTAAAATATGCAAAGCTGTTTCTATTTCAAATAAACTTTCTAATTTTTCTTGTTGTTTTTTTGTAATATTTGATTGCCACAATACCGTCACATTTTCTATGTGCTCAGGTAAGTGTGTAGGAAGTTCTTGCTCATACCAGGTTTTTATAACACCTTTGGGAGCTACAATTAATGCACCATCTATCTTACCTTTATCATAAAGCATGGACATATTATCTATTAATACTTTTGTTTTACCCGTACCCATTTCCATAAAGTATGCGTACGTTTCTTTATTCCATGACTTTTCTAAAGCAGTCAATTGATGCTTAAACGGTTTTGTTTTAAATTTATAATTCATCTTTCTATTGACAATAATATAATAGATGTTATATAGTTTGTCAATAATGTCAGAAAGAAAAGTTTACGTGATACAAGAAATTGCTGGAACTAAGGCAGGCAAACCTAAAATAAATATTATGGGAGCGTCTAATTATTCTTCGTCAAATAAATTTGAATTTTTATTATCAGAGTTTTCACAAATGATTTTTTCACCTGGCCCTCTTATTTATAAATTAAGACAAGGTTTAAAAAATTATACATCTGATGATTATTTATTACTTACAGGTGATCCTGCAATAATAGGTGTTGCATGTTCTATTGTATCTGATATTACAGGCGGTAAGTTTAAACTGCTGAAGTGGGATAAACAAGAAAGAAAATATTATCCTATTGAAATTAACTTATATGAGAAAGGCGAAATAGATGAGCGTTAAACAAAAAATAGTTATGCCAGACTTCGAGGCAGATCAACAAGATGCAATGAAACAGACTAATAATATTCAAACTCTTGCAGATCAAGTTGAAAGATTAGAAGGTGTTGCAAATGATATAGATGCAACCGAAGAACAATTAAAAAATTTAAAAAAGAAAAGAGATCATATATCGGGTGAAGTAATACCGACTATGATGTCTGAAATGGGTCTTGCAGAACTTAAACTGCATGATGGATCACATTTAAAAGTTTCTACGACATATCGTGCTCACATTAGTGAAGCAAATAAAGAGATGGCGTATAACTGGCTTCGTAACAATGGACTAGGGGATATAATCAAAAATGAGATATCCGTATCTTTTGGTCGTAACGAAGATAACAAGGCGGCTGATTATGCCGAACTTGCGAAAGGTCAAGGGCTTCAACCAACACAAAAGATGAAGGTTGAGCCCATGACTTTGAAAGCGCTAGTCCGTGAGCGTATTGAGGCGGGTAAAGAAATGCCAACGGAAATCTTTGGGGTTTTCTCAGAGAATAAAACTACAATAAAAAGGAACAAATAAAAATGAACCAAGTAGCAGAAAAAAAAGAAGGAGCGTTAGCAACAAATTTGTTTGAAGCTGATGCAAATCAAGGTGCTCAAAACATATCGCAAGAAGATCTTGCGTTACCTTTCTTAAAGGTTTTGGGACAGCTATCTCCAGAAGTAAACAAAAGAGATGCTAAATATGTCGAGGGGGCAGAACCTGGCAAAATAATCAATACAGTTACCAATGAATTGTTTGACGAGATAAAAATAATACCTTGTCATTACAAAAGACAATACATTGAGTGGCAAGACAGAGGTACCAGCACTGGTGCACCTGTAGCAATTCATGATGCAAGTAGTGATATTGTTAGTCAAACCACAAGAGGTAAAGACTACAAAGACAGATTACCAAACGGTAATTATCTTGATAACACTGCTCAACACTTTGTGTTAGCTCTCGGTAAAACACCACAAACAGCATTGATTTCTATGAAAGGCACACAATTAAAAGTGAGCAGAAAATGGAATACAATGATGATGGGTATTAAGATGCAAGGTAAAAACGGTCTTTTTACTCCGCCAACATACAGCCACATTTACAATCTAAAAACTGTGCAGATGTCAAACGATAAAGGCACATGGTTTGGATGGGATGTTTCAAAAGTTGGTCCAGTCACAGATAAAAGTTTCTATGACATGGCTAAAACTTTTGCAACAAGTGTAGGTAAAGGTGAGATACAAGCGAAACACGGCAACGAAAGCCAAGATTCGAAACACTCATACTAATCTGAATCCTAGGTAGTGGGCGGAGAAGCGAGAGTGGAAACCGCCCACGTAAAATATTATGTTGGAAAAATTTAAAACAATATTTCAAGGTTTAGATCGTGCGCATGGTGTCACTAAAGTTACAGAATCTATTAGTAACGGTATAAAAATAAAAGGTAAATCATTTGTAAAAAGAGAACCTGTTACAAACGAGTTGTGGCAAAAACATTTAGAAGGCAAAGATAGTTTAGGTGTAATACCAATCAACGATGAAAACAAATGCAAGTGGGGTTGCATAGATATAGATTCTTATGCAGGGTTTGATCACAAACAATTAATAAACAAAATTCAAAAATTTAATCTACCACTAATAGTTTTTAGATCTAAATCTGGTGGTGCACATGTATTTTTATTTACAGAGGATTATGTGTCAGCAAAATCCATGCAAGATAAATTAACAGAAATAAAAGCTGTGTTGGGATATGCAGGTTCAGAAGTTTTTCCAAAACAAACAGAATTAAAATCGCAAGATGATACAGGAAATTTTTTAAATTTACCATACTTTAATGGTGATAGAACAACAAGATATGCTTTTGATAAAAAGGGAGATGCTGCTACATTAGATGGTTTTTTTAATTTGTATGAAGATACAAAAGTAATAAATGTTGACACAATAAAAGTAGAAAGACCACAGTCAGAATATAATGATGCACCACCTTGTATAGAAACTCTATCATTAAACAAAGTAAGTGAGGGTGGTCGTAACAATGTTTTGTTTCACTTTGGAACTTATGCAAAACAAAAATGGCCTAGTGAATGGAAATCAAAAGTAATAATGTTTAATGCAAATGCTATGGAAAAACCTATGGCAGACTCTGAAGTACAGATAGTAATTAATCAACACGATAAGAAAGATTGGGGTTATAAATGCAAAGATACTCCAATGTGTAATGTTTGTGATAAAACTTTATGTAGAACTAGAAAGTATGGTATTGGCCAAGAGATACTGTTTCCCGGGCTAACCGACCTCCAGGTGATAGATCTGGAGGATCCTTACTACTACTTAAACGTAGATGGAGAAAGATTATACTTAGAGAATGTAAAATACCTACGACAACAAAGTTTATTTCAAGAGGCATGTATGAAACAATTAAGAAATAGACCACCAACATTAAAAGAAAAAGATTGGGTTGCTATAACTAACGTATTGTTAAACAATGCTGAAGTGACAGAACCTGCAGAAGGATTACGAACAGAGGATCAATTACAAAATCATTTAGAAGAATTTTGTTTAAACAGACAAGTATCAACAGATAAAAACGATTTAAAAAAAGGTGGTGTGTGGACATCAGATGGTTATCATCATTTTGTGTTTGATAGATTTTATCATCAGTTTTTAATGCGTAGAAGATGGGATCTTGGTTATTCAAGAACAGCACAATTATTAAAAGAAAAATGTGATTGTGAAAATAAAAGAATAGGAAAAGAAAAATTATCTGTATTTGTTGTAAAAGAATTTGATAAGAAAAAAGATGATTACAATGAAAAAATACTAAAAGAAGAGGAGCCATATTAATGAGACCAAAACATCAATTAACTCTTTGGGAAGATCCAAAACAAATTATTTTAGAACGAGAAAAAGTAGATTTATCAACTTTAAAAACATTAAAAACAAGACAGAGACCTTTAAGTCTTTTACCAAAAGATACATATTTTATATACAAGACAAGTGGCATAAATCCTTTTATGAAAGAATTAGGACCTATATTCCCAGTTATAAAAAATTATAGAGGAAAAGTTTTAGCTCAAGCTCCCTTAACAAATGGTAAAGATGCATCATATCCACATTTACATATTAATGTAAACGTAGATGGAGAGAAAAAAAGCCTTAAATGTTTTTTACATAAAATGGTTGGATTAGCATTTTTAAAAAATGATGATTTTGAAAATAAGTGGGTGATAGATCATTTAAATGGTAACATATTTGATTATAGACCTGAAAATTTAGAATGGGTTACTCCATCAGAAAATGCTTATAGAAGAAGAAAATGAAAACAATTGTATTAGGACCACCAGGCACAGGAAAAACAACTACTTTGTTAAACAAAGTAGATGACTATTTAAAACAAACAGATCCAGATAAAGTTGGATACTTTGCTTTTACACAGAAAGCTGCATACGAAGCAAGAGATAGAGCCATAAAAAAATTTAATCTTACAGAAGATGACCTACCATACTTTAGAACGCTACACTCTTTGGCATTTAGAAAGCTAGGCATAAAAAAAGAAGATGTTATGCAACGTAGACACTATGTAGATCTTGGTAAAAAACTAGGTTTTCCTGTAAACTACGCAAAGTTTGAAGACGATCACGGTGGTATCTTTACATCTGATAGTGAATATTTACGTATTATTAATTTAGCAAAACTTAGAAATATAACAGCAGAACAACAGTTTGATTTAGCAGAACACAATCAAGATTTAGAAAGAGATAAACTACGTATCATTGCAAACGAAATTGAAAGATACAAAAAAGAATACAATCTAATAGACTTTAACGATATGATTTTACGTTTTATAAAATCAGATAAATCACCAAACTTCGATGTTGTATTTATAGATGAAGCACAAGACCTATCTCTTATGCAATGGGATATGGCAAAAACTATATGGAATAAAACAACAGATTCTTTTATTGCAGGAGATGATGATCAAGCTATTTTTAGATGGGCAGGTGCAGATGTAGATTCTTTTATAGCACAAAAAGGTTTAATGATGCCTCTTACACAATCACACAGAATACCAGCAAAGGTTCACAACGTTGCTATGAATATAATAAATAAAATTAGAAATAGAATAGATAAAACTTGGAAACCAAAAACACACGAAGGATCTTTATCTAAATACGATGACTTTGAACAAATAGATATGTCTTCAGGTGAGTGGTTAGTATTAGCAAGAACTAAATATATGTTAAATGATTTAGAAGAAAATTTATACAGGGATGGTAGATACTACATAAATAAATTTAAAAGAACTAAAGAACAAGACTTACACTATGCAGCTGTTGATTGGGAGAACTTAAGAAAAGGACAGCCACTTGCATTCAAAGAAGTAGAAAGAATTTACGGATACATGAAAAATAATACAGATAAAACAAAACTAAAAGGTATGTTGAAAGACAGCTCTTATGATATTGCAACATTAAAACAATCTTATGGTTTAAAAACAGATACACCATGGTTTGAGGCATTTGATGATGCACCTAGTAGAGATGTAAACTATTTAAGAAAGATGAGAAAGAATGGAGAGAAACTAAACGAACCACCACGAATAACTTTGTCAACTATACACGGAGCTAAAGGTGGTGAATCACAAAACGTTGTGTTGTTAACTGATTTAAGTGAAAACACAATGAAAGCATATGAAAGAAATGCAGATGACGAGAATAGATTGTTCTATGTTGGTGCAACAAGGACCAAGGAACATCTACATATCATATCACCAAAACAAGAATACAAAGGATATAAATTATGAGTAAAGTTTGGGACAAGCAGCATGGCGGAAGCCACTATCAAAAATATAAAATTCAACCCAGTAAGTTTGTAGTAGAGAATGAATTGCTATACCCGGAAGGCTGTGCTATAAAATATATTATAAGACATCGTGACAAGGGAAAGAAACAAGATTTGTTAAAAGCAATACATTTTATAGAAATGATAATGGAAAGAGATTATGCAGAGAAAGAACAAGTTAAAACTGAAGAG